TTACTTATCTTTTAATCCGCATTGCTTCATAGCTTCTTTTCTAATCTTAGTGGCTAGCTTTCTATCCTCATCACTCAGATGAGCAAAGTTTGTTGACCTGATATAGTAAAACCATTCATATATTTGAAGTAACTCATTTTTATTTAATTTCATTTCCTCTCTCCCCCCTGAATAAAACTCAATATTCCGTCAATACTGTAGACACATGGTTATCTTTCCTCTGTTTTTCTTGGGTGAGCAGTTAGCTTTCGCTAGCTGCTCTTTTGTATTAAATCTATAATAAAATTTTGTTCTTATTTCTTTTTCACATCATATATTTCTAATCTAGCCGTTCAGAGTGTTACCTCCTATCTTAAAGAGCACTGATGCATGGTGCTCTTTTTTAGATTCCTTATTTCTACAAAATGAAATTTTTATTAAGAAAACTTATTTACACCTTTTAATTGATCATTTTCTAATTCAAGTTCACTTATTCTTCTCTGCAATTTTTGTATGGTGTTTATGGCCATATACGCCGTTTCTTTAGCTTCTTTTTCATATTCTTCACGACTCACTTGTCTATCTGTATTACCTCTAAGATGCCACAATTCTGATAAGGTTTTATCAACTCTCACTCAATCACCTCAAATTCGGATGTCTGACAAAATTTTTCGTGATAGCATCCAATTTGAACATCATATTCTCCATACTTATCTCGACTTATAGAATGAATTGTTTCAACTTCATCTTGATACATAACTTGATCTCCAACTTTCAGCTTACTTACATGACGTACTTCAGGTTCTTCTTTAATTTTTTTAACCAATTTAACCGTTCCAATTTCTTCTTCAGGTTCAATTGCATATCCACGTTTCCCTAAGAACTTAACTATTTCTACCATGTCTTCCCAAGCTGGTGTACCTTGCCCAAATTTAATTGTCACTGTATTCATCTTTCATTCTCCTTTTCTAATAAAATAGCGTTTTTGTTCAAAATAATGACCTTACCCATTTGGACACATTTACCAGTATTTTTACCAAAAAATTCATGATATGGTTATTTAGTCGAGTACGTCATTACTTGACAATTACCCTTAGAAACCCCGCAGACAAACGGGGTTTCTTTTATTCAAATCAAAATTCCCTTAAAAACTTCTCACATTTAAATCGGACAAGCATATGTTATTGTATGGAAGCTTTCCATTCATAGCATTCTACCTTTCTTATTTGAGAGCACACTTATATGTGTGCTCTTTTTTATTTAAGATAAAATAACGATTTTGTTATAAAATTTCACCTATCTAAAAAACATACATACAATATCTTGGGTATCCTTTTTCAACATTAGTTTTGGTCAGAGCGCCTTCCTCTCAAGGTGCTCTTTAATTTTCAAATAAGGATTTTGTAGTAATTACCACTCATCATGCATACGAATAATTTCTAGTTGTTCCTGCGTTATTTCCATATCAACCGGATCATAGTGTTTCTTAATAAATTCCACATCATTATTAAATGGAAGGCTTTCCATGAACTTATAAAAGTTTTGTACATCCTCTTCAGTTGGCTTTTTAAAATCTGTTTTTATGATGTGAAGAGCATCAGTGATTTCTTGTGTGTCTAAAAACTCATCACTCCAGTCACCGCAATCCGAGCCATTACATAAGTAACGGTTTTCTTTATTTTTAGCTTTAAATACAATTGTTGGTATTTTCATTCTTCATTCCCCCTTTGTTCATATTTTTGTAACACCTGTACAAGAATTTGTGTGTTAAACTAAGCTCATTCGAAGAAGTCATTCGTTATTGGCCCGAAAATTCTTGATACCCTATCCCCTGCCCTAGCTCCCCTTGCTAGGGCTTTATTATTTTCCATTCAAATAACTATTTTGTAATAAATCACTCGTAATAAAACCCTTCTTGTTACAATCAATCCAATACGTAATCCCTGCACTTGAATTTACTTCCTATGAGCCGTGACCTTTTAATAAAAACAAGCATCTAATAAGGTTAAGTATTTTTATATTTCGATAAATACTATTTAATAAATGAAAGGATGTTGTACATGTGTTGTTGTTCAGATCCACAATTTGTATCTGTTTCTACATGTAATAATTTCACTACAACTGGAGGCGATGTAGTCGGTGGAGCGACAGTATTCAACAATACTGGAGGCCCAGTCCTTTCCGGTTATGTTACCCTAACTAACAACCCTACAAGTGGGACTATTACTGCTTTTTTAGCGAATAATGGTACAAACATTATCGGCCCAATAACTTCCGGAAATAGCCAAACTGTTTTTGTCGCAAACATAGGGACATTAGTTGCCTTTTCTGGTACTGCTGGCCAACCTGTTAGTGGCAGAGTTTGTGTTGATGCTGCACGTCAAGTAGCTTAGCTTGTAAAGAAAAAGATATTAATTCATTTTGGATTTAATATCTTTTTCTGAATTTATATACAACGCTTATACTATAGGAATGAGGCATTATACATGAAAAGAAAATTTTGTGATTTTAGATATTCAATTCCAATCCCCTGTGCTTTTCCTATTCCGGTCTATGATCAATTACCAACACCAAAAGAAGAACAAAAACTTGTATGTAATGAAATTTGTGGTAACTTTTTACTTAGTGACAACATTACCTTTCTAGAAGTTTGGGAAAAGAGAATAGTTCAACCTGTTACTGCTACTGTCACGGTTTTTAACAGTATACAAAGCTCATTTATTAAGGTTAACGTGCAACAAGACATTGGTAATCCCATTCTTTTCACAATCCCTCCCGGAAATTCGATTTCCAAAACAATTGAGAATGTCAAAGCGGTTACCATTCTTCTCACTGAATCCGGTTGTGCAAACGGGAAATTTTGTTTAGATATAAATTTCACTATAAAGTCCCTATAAATATTGAAGGGACTTATACTTACTCCCAAAAATCTCTTCCTTGTTTCTTAATAAAATTCAAATTTGATTATAATAATTGCGTTTTTCGTTCTTCCATACGAATTACTTTTCCACTTTGATATACAAATGATTGTTCACCAAATCCACCTTGAGGTGGTTCTATTAGCTGAACCTGACCATTTTTAACAATATATATTCCGTTTGTTTTCAAATCTATTTCAGCTATCATTTCAACAAGATTTTCTTTTCTAATCCCCACCAAAATCACTCCCATATGTTATAATTACTTTGTCGAAGTAAGTTGAGAGTGATCTCAGCTTTTTTTATTTGTCTATAGATATTGGACAACATTTTCTGGAACAAATGATTGTTCAAGTGATAGATGGAGCCGTATTGGAATCGGCTTTTTTTCATCCCGTGCTCGCTTACACATTTCTTCTGCTTCTTCCCAATCAAACTTTTTATCCTCCACTCGCTTATAACGCCAAATCCCAATTGTATAATCCTCAAATAATTCGTAACGTTCATCAGGCGCTGTCGTTGGTTTTAATTCATCAATCGCTTTGGCTTGACGTGGTATTTGCACAATCACATCTGCATACCGTAATTTTGAATTCAAACGGTGAATATGAGCTTTCTTAGGATCAAATGATACAACCGGTTCCACGTCAAAAATTGTTAATTGCTTTGGCATTGTTTTTCCCCTCCAATACCTGCAAGCTTGCAATTAAGATTCCTTCAAGCTGCGTTAACGTTAATTGATCTAATGTTTGTCCGTTAATTTCAGCTAATCCTAATCCCAATAGTTTACGAATGATTGCTAGTTTTCTACGTTCTACTTCCTGACGTAACAACATAATCAAGCCTCCTGTTGTTGAATGAACTTTCTCTCTAAATTTACAAACTTACTTAATTCTTTAATGAATGCTAGTTCTACAACACCAACTGGGCCATTTCTCTGTTTCGCTAAAATAATTTCTGTTATGTTTTTATTTTCCGTTTCACGATCATAGTAATCTTCGCGATATAAGAATGCTATTAAATCCGCATCTTGCTCAATTTGACCATTTTCACGTAAATCTGATAGCAACGGTCTCTTATCTTGCCTACTTTCTACAGCACGACTTAACTGTGATAATGCAACTACACATACATTTAATTCTCTTGCCATCAGTTTTAACTTACGACTAATCTCACCGATTTCTTGCATGCGGTTCCCTCTATGCTTTGGATCTCCCACAATAAGCTGCAAATAATCAATTGCGATTAACACCTTTTTATCAGGGTACTTACGTTTTAGTTTCCTAGCCTTTGCGTAAATCTCTTGCATTGTTACATTTGCTTTATCGTAAATTTCTAATGGCAAATCATTAATTAATCCCATCGCTTGACTAATCTTTTCCCAATCCTTTAAATTACATAGCTTCTTAGGATTTTTTAATTTCGTAGCATCTATATTTCCAGTACTTGAAATCATACGTTTAAGTAACTGCTCTTCCCCCATCTCAAGGGAGAAGATTCCTGTTGCTGTATGAGCACTTGCTGCATGAAAAGCAACATTTAATACAAATGCTGTTTTCCCCATCGAAGGACGGGCGCCGATAATGATTAAATCGCCTTCTTGCAAACCTGCTGTCATCCTGTTTAAATCGTCATAACCAGTTGGTATCCCGGTTAACTCACCTACATCAACTTGCATTTTCTTATACAAATCAACAAGTGTTTCTTTCAAGTTAAATTCATCTGAATAACCTGTTTCCTCAATGGCGCTTAACTCATCAATTGAAATACTAATAGCATTCATATCTCTTTCTTGCTGAAGGCGGTTATATAAGTTACCAGCAACCTCTTGAGCATGTCTCATTTTCCAAGCTTCGATAATTAAACCTTCGTGATACGAAAAGTTTTTCGTCGTTGGAACAACTTCAGTTAAGTTTACAAAGAACGCAATACCACCAATTTGATTTATAAAACTGTCTTCAAATTTCCCAATGAGAGCGACAAGGTCTATCGGGACTTCGGCATCCTCTAATTCTCTCATCGCCTTGAAAATCACTTGGTGCGTTGGTGAAGAAAACTGTTTTACCTTTAGCTGACAATCTTTAATTAAATCGCCTTCTTCGATAATGCTACCTAAAACGCTTTGTTCAGCTTCTACATTACGAATCATATCGTTACTCATTGGGCCAACCACGTATTCTGTTGGTTAAGTACTGCAAGTTCTTCTTCTGTTGGAATGTTCTGCTCCCATGCTTGTTGCTGCTGTATTACGTTTTTAGTAGATTCCGATAAGCCTTGTTGTTGATAAGGTGCTTGTGCCTGTTGCTGCGCTTTTGTTAATCGCTGAGTACGAAATGCTTTATCAGCTGCCTTAACGTCCATTATTGTTTTCAATCCCTTAAGATGCCAATCTCTTAAAATCGTATTTACGTAATTCATGTTTCTTGTATTTTTCTCTAAAGCGATTTCCATAGCCTTTACAACAAGCTCTGCATTTAAATCATCTACCCATGCATGAATACCATCTGCAATAAAAGGTGTAATCAGTCCGAAGTTTTGTTCGTAAAAAGAAATCGGATTAACCTCAACAACTTCTTCCGCGCCTGTGCGTTCTTGTTGTTGTTGTTCTTTTTCTTCTTCTTTTTCTTTTTCTTCTTCCTTGCTAGGGTCTTGGAAGCCCCTTATCAGCCCCTCCAAACGGACTGATAAATACTCCTTAATACGAGGAATTTTAAAATCTTGCTCTCGCTCTAATTGCAAACAAGTTTCATAGAAATCAACTAAAAAGTCCTGGTCCTTCACAGATTGAATCTCTTTTAAGACGCACTTTTCGATGTTTACATTTTTAATCGGATTGAACTTCAACCAGTTGATTAAGAACAACTCTTTTGTTTTTTGGTTGTAATTAATTTTTCCGTACTCAGCAAAACGTTCTAATAGCTTCATAACGGTTTCACGATTGTATCCTGTATCAGTTTCAATAATACGAAGTGGAAGCTCATAGATTCCTGATTGAGACGTCTTACTGTTTGTCATCAAATATAAGTAAAAATACTTCTCCTCCGGTGTAAGATCTAAAACAAATGAATCCTGCCAAAATGAAACGTGTACTGGTCTATAAACTGCCATATTCTTCTTCCTCCCGTTTACATATCGCGAATCCGTCCTCTACACGTAATAAGCGATAATTCTTGTATCCTTTTTTGAGATATTGGATTACTAAGTAATTTAGGTGTTGTGTTGATGTTGATTGTTGAAACAATTTAGGATTCAACAACACTCTATATAATGACTTGTCTAAAAGCATGCAACACACCCCCGTTGTTATACGAATACTAATTTGATATAATTAATCCTAAGATCTTTTGCAAAACCATTTATCTATCACTCTGCTAAGTGATAGATTTTTTATTTTCTACGTCTTACTAATGAGGCGTTAACTCCCCTTGTTCTTAAATCCTTAATCACTACACGATAGCTCATCGAAGCCTCATGTTCTTCTTTTGTATCACGAAGCATTTTAAATTCTTTCATACATCGCTCCAGTTCTTCTTCCCAGCGATTTGATTCTTCAGTTGATTCTGCATGAAACATGTTATGAACGCATGCAACCATACAGTTATGAAGTTTATCCGCAAACGAAAAGTCTCCCGGAAGAACTAGATCATGAAGACAATCGTATTTATCGTTCATGAATTACATCTCCTTTCTGGTCATAACGAAAAGCACAGTACTTTTCTATTTTTTATAAAAATATTAAAAATCTATTATTTTGGTACACTTTAAATTTAATGGTAGAAACTACAAGTTCATTAATTTACCCAAAAAATTAATATAATGATATAATTATTTTGTAAAATATATTGTCAGCTACTGTTGTCTAGGCGGTAGCTTTTTTATTTGCCCATTTATGTTTCAAAATGAATGATGCTTCGATAATTTTGATTCGAATCCCCAACAATTTCTTCTCTTGCTTTAACTCAACTGTTTTTGAATCCTCATTAAGTAATTCTGCTATTTTAATTTCACCAGTTAGCTTTGCATCATAGCGTATTAGTTCCTTATATTCTCTTAAACTTGGTTTCTTATAATCTACTGTCATTTTTCTTCCTCCTTTACAGCACCTTTGTTAAAGCCATTAAGCTATCCGCCGATTGAATAATAACGTTTTCTGCCATAGCCTTTTGCAACCAACTTCTTTGTATTTGTTCCATAATGCCAAAGTGTACTTGCTCAAGAGCTTGTACTACACATTGCGTAGCTTGGATTGTATCGAAGATTTCTTTTGCATGAACTGTGTATTCATGTTTCTTCTTTTCATCCAATTTCCATGATCTTGTTGCAACTTGTAAGTTCATGATTTCCTTCGCTGCCGCAATCCCCTCTTCAGCTTGTTTAATGTAGTTCATCAATTGTAGATTCACATCTTGAGTTAAACGTGGATCTGTAGGCGGTAATCCAACACCATAAATATGCTTAATCGCTTGTTGATTCAACTTTGCTCCTGTTGCATGGCACCAATCCATCGCAAGCTCAAATTCTGGTTTAGAAAGTCCAGATTCAATACGAGTTAATCTTTCATGTGTAATACCAAGGTACTTAGATAACCCTTTCTTCGTTTTCAGCTGAACATTATCACAACATTCTCTAGCATTCTGTAATAATTCCCCTATTGCTGAATTGCAGTATATGCTTGTTCCCATATCTGTTCGCCTCCATATTTAGTTTTCAAATGGTTACAATGAATTTAGTACATATGTAACTTGTCTATTATTCATGTAAAAAGAGAGGAACTATTCCTCAATGTTTTCTTTCACTTGTATTTCTTTGATGATGGCCCAACCAGCCTTATAATATGCTTGACGGATTTTATCAATATCCTTTTGCGCTTTTGGCTCAGGAGCCACAACATGGACTTTCGTTTTTCCAAATTCATAAGTCGCCGCATATTCTTCTTGTTGGCTCATGTTGTCACCTCTTGAAGTGCTTTTTATATGTTTATGCGACTGATCTGTTGGTACTGCCATGTTAATTGATGGCATTTTTTCACCTGCTTCCCACCTGCAAAGTATAAGATCCTTGTACTTTTGTACATCAAATTAAATCCTTTACATCACGACCAAGAATAGCGGCTAATCTAATAGCCTTTTCAAGATTTGGATTACTATAACCATTTTCCCAATTACTTATTGTAGATTTTGTAACTTGCATTCTATTTGCAAGATCTTGTTGCGTTAACTTACTTTTTTTCCTAGCTTTAATTAATTTGATATTTTTGTTCACTGTCTCGCTCCTTGTATAAGTATTTTGTACTTTCATTATAAGTATAAGATTCTTGTACGTCAATACATTTGTACAATTATCTTGTACAAAGTTTTACAATTCATCTATATAAGGTACAATATCTTTGTACTTTTTATTAACGGGAGGTGCTAAAAATGTTGAGACAAAGACTAAAAGAGACGCGCAAAACGCGTAAACTCACTCAGCAAGAATTAGCCGATAAAGTAAATACCACTAAAGGCACCATTAGCAACTATGAGAATGGTCATAGCACTCCCTCAAACGAAATGCTAAAAGATTTAGCGAATGTTTTAGGAGTAACAACAGATTATTTATTAGGAAGAGACGATGAATCAAGAGTATTTAATACGCTTCCTGATTTAAACAAAAAAGAGACTCGTGATATCGCTCGTGACTTAGAAAAAACTTTAAAAGACTTAGAAAATAGCGAAGATGCTTTAATGTTTGACGGGGAACCAATAGACGATCATACAAAAGAAATGATTCGCATCTCTCTGGAGAACTCAATGCGCATGGCAAAGCAATTAGCAAAACAAAAATTCACTCCAAACAAGTACAAAAAAGATTGA